TTCGAGAGCATTGTTGTATCTGAGATTAAACTCTTCTTTTAATTCCGTTGCAGTCATTTATCCTACTTTAAATTATGTTTAAGTTTTGCTTCTAATGACAATCTCATTTCTTGACCTAAGTTACTTGCTAAATATTTAGCAGCAATATCTAAGTATGGAGTATCTCCATCAGAAATAGGTTCATCATCTAAAGTATAAAACTTTTTATCTACTTTACTTATTGCTCCAAATTCGTAACAAGTTTCAATTAAAACTTTAGTTTTAAGATACTCATCACCCATTATAGAACATAATAAACTTGGGTTCTTCTCAAGTTCTTTGTGTAATTCAGATTGTAAGAAATCTAGTTTATGAGATCTGTTAGTATTTCTACCTAAGTTTCTCAATGTGTAACGTAACACTTCTTTATCATCTTCATACTTAACATACAATTTGTATGCCTGCACTTTATTACCAACCTTATCAATCTCCTTAGCCATTTGTTCTGACTCTGAAGTTATTACCCATCGGTTAGTAGCTCTATGTTTAATTTCACTTAAATTGTTTGCTACTATTGGACATGCCATTAAGACTTTCATCTTGATATAATCATAAGGATCTGACTTCTGCAGTCTTAATTCATCCTTACTCAAGTAGATTGGTAGGATGCCCATTTCGTAAGCTCCACCTTTATTTCCATTTCTATCTTTCTCTTTCCAGAAATCTCCATATATAGAAAGATCAACTCCATTAAGAATACTTTCTAATCCTGCTTTCTCTACATTGGTTAGGATATTCTTCATCTTTTGATTATCCATTGTTGGAGCTGGTATTGCTACCTCTGCTCCGTTAAGCATGCCTCCGTATGCTACATGTTTGATATCTTTGATACCATTAGCTTCATTCGGTAAATACTTTACTGATACTATTTTGTCTTCTAAGAAGTCAGTACGAACTGCTTCTACTTTTTTAGCTACCGCCATTTTAATTTGTTTTAACTTATTAATGATTCTTCCTTCCTTATGTTTGAGGTGATTACGGCTCACCATCCTAAAGCCCTTATTTAAAATTACCCTCGTCGAACAAACGAGGGTAATAGTTACTCTTATTCTACTACGCTAACACGTAAGGTATAATAGAAGCAGTTCTTGATGGATCATATACTACAACACCTAATTGGCACCATTTAGTAATTGTTCCAGAATCTTCTAAAGTTCCCATGTTACCGTTATTGATCGCACCAGTGAAAGGATTTCTGAAACCCCATTGGTATCCTCTGATCTCTTCAGCACCTTTAACCTGAACCTTTTGGATGTTTGGCTCACTAGGAGTACCAACATAAAAGATATCAAATCTATAAGATTCAGCAACTCCACTAGATCCAGGGATCTTTATTGTGTTACGGATCTTATCATCGTAGAAATCATCTACTTCTAATTTCACTGTTACACCGTTTGGAGCCATATACTCTGTGAACTGGAATCCAGCAGCCAACGCATTACTATGTAATGGAGAGCTTGTAGATTTAACAGTCGCAGGATTAGTTCCAGGTACGCCTACGTTAGTTGCCCAACCTGAAGTTGTAGCTAACACAGCTTTATGGAATTCAGCAGCACCTCTTTCTCCTGTACGAAGAATAAATACTCTGTCAGAGAATCCTAACTTTCCTTCAGATAATCCGAAAAGGATTTCTTCTAACAATTCAATAGAGAATGTGTTATAGAAGTAAGTGTTAGATTGTTCCATTTGCTCACGGATACCAGAACCTATCTTGATACTACGACCAGATACATCTTTGTTATGGTATTGTCCATCAGAAGTACGGTTTGTTTTACCATACATAAGGAATTTGTTTTTGTAAAGAGAAAATTCTTGCTCTACTAACCAATCCTCATATAATGCTAATGCACCAAATACTTTTTTGTTACCAGCTTTATCAACAACAGGAATTCCCATTACGACTTGCTTGTTTGTTGCATCACCAGGTAATTTGTGATCTATTCTAATAGTAGTAAGCTCACCTCTCATTGAAACTGGAGTTACTCTACGAACACCACCAACTTCTCTAGAAAGTCCTTTACCTACTGGAGCAAACTCTTCACTAAAGCGTTTACCAGCTACTAATTCAGATCCAGGAATACCTGATCTATCAGATCCTGCGATCTCTGCAGTATGAACCCATTGACTACCTGATGGATAACCATCGTCTAGTAATCTAATTGGATACACTTCATTTTTCTCGCCTACAACGATTTCACCTTTGAAGAACCATTGCTCATCAAACGTTACTTGAAATTCTTGACCACCTTCACCGATGTTGTTGTCACCTGAAGTAACAGTTGCACCTTTAAAAGAAGCTTCCACTAAAGGAATGTTTCTACGTGAACTACCAATAAGTTCCCAATAGAACTCATTATCATTGTCCACAACTTTTGTTTCAAATTTTGCTAACATATTCTCAAGAGACTTCCCTCTGTTGATTGCTAACAATTTGATCATAGCATCATTAATCTTCGTTGGAGATGTCTTCCAGATAGCACCAAGAGTGTTCTCAGGATTAATCATACCAGCAAAGGCTTTTGCGTCAGTTACTTGGAACCTACCTAATTGCATAATTTTAATTGTTTTGTGTGCCTGTTTATTTAAGACACGAGTGTTAATAAAGTTGTTTTTATTCTATTTCCAAATCCTTCAGATCGGATAATTTAAAATTAGAATTCTCGTCTGGTACGTTAGTATCAATCTTTCCTTCTTCAGTAAAATTAGCTCCTCTTAATAAATTTTCTATGTTGTTGGTTATCTTAGTTTCAGTTTTCTCTCCGAATACACTGAAGTCAGATAATCCTTTTGTTAGGAAGAAAAAAGCCTCTAATTTAATACGAGATCCAATAGGATCAGCTTTCTGAGCTTGCATAAATGCATTCTCCTTGTTTCCTAAATCAGTAGTAATCTGGTTATACAATTCATCCTTCTGAGAATCATTAAGTACAATACCAGGTAATACCTCTGGAGTAGTAGCAATATAAGACTTAATTCCTGTCAAGCTATCTTGCTCCTTTTGTTTAGCAGAATCTATAATCCCTTGTAGAGATTCCTCTTCTGCTTTGATAATACTTGCTACGGCAAATTCAGCATCCTCTATATCCGTACCAGCATCAACACTTCTTTGAGCCATTGCTCCTGCTCTTTCTTCACTATATCCTTTATCGATGAAATCCTGTGTAATTGCAGTAACTCTGAATTTCACGTTATTATCATCTTTAATATACTCAGGCGTTACAGCTTTAAGTTTATCAATAGTGTTTACTTTCTCAGCAACCTCCGTAATGGGTGCTCCTGAATTTTTAGCGTCCTCAATTAATTTCTGTCTATCAGTTAATTGAGAGTCAATTTGGTTTTTAATTGCATCCTCAATATCTTTTAAGGATTTAATTGTTTTAATATCAAGCTCAGGTAAAACTCCTTTGGCTTTGAATTCAGCAGCTAAGTTAGAATAAAGCTGTTCAGTCTCATTCAGTTTAGGAGAGGAAGAATCGCTGTTGCCTTCTTTTCCGTCAGCAGTTTTACCTGCCTGAACTTGATTTTTATCTTTACTCTGATCAGCTACGCTCTCTTGACCTGCAGTTGCAATGTCATCACCATCAGTATTTTTTTTATCGTCACCTTTCGCATCAGCATCTTTTGCTTCATCAGGTTTTGGTGTACCTTCTGTTGCAGGTGGATTAGGTTCTGCATTTTCTTTAGGATCTTGAACACCTGTTGCATCGTCAAATAATCCGATTCCATCTGTGTCAAAATCTAAATCTCCTAGATTCAATTCTTCCATTATTAAATAAATTTATAATTCTCCTGTTGCAAATCTAAGGAATTAATGAAAAAATGTCTATTCAGTATTATAGCTAAAGTATTACTTAAAATATCTTCAATGCTATATTATAACCTACTGTTAGTCTTTTTTGTGAATCAATTCCAACAGAGAATACATTACCTTTTTTATTTTGAATTCCAACATTTAGTTCTATCACTGGTTCAGTATTGTTCAATGGATCTGTTGGAAACCCTAACTTAATACCAGGTAATAATGTTAGTCTTGGATGTTGATATTTAATTTTAGGCTTGAATGTTAGTGTATCTGATTTAATCTTGTAATCAATACTGTACTCTAACAATTTACCTCTCGTTAGGAACTTGCCATCAATCTTAATGTCTTTGTTATCTATTAGATTACCATCCCATGTATTTAGTGAGATACTTTCTAAGAACAGATTCTTTGCTTTAAGACTATCATTATCTTTTATAGCTTTCTCGTAATCTGCTTTGTATGTTGAGTCAACAACTATTTCTTTTCTTTGTGGTTGAGCTTGGCCCGGAACTATTGTTTCTATATAAATTGTATCGCGTACAACATCGTCTATCTTTTCTTCTACTCCTCCAGTCTTCTCATCCGTGATAACCACGACATCCTCTACTGGTTGAAAGTGAATATACGATAATACTCCTAATGCTATTACAAGAACTAGTATTGAATAATTCTTAATCTTCTCCATTATTTTATGATTTCAAAGTGAGGCATATCATTTAATCTTTGATCAAATTTAATAATGCCGTCAGAATCCCAATTTCCTCCCCATCTCACTTTATGTGTTATTTCTCCTTTTTCAAACAACTCCTGAGAACATGCATCTATTAAACCAGCTACGTAGCTTAAATGCAATCCATCGTATGATATTTTCTTTCTTGTTTCTTTAACTGGATGCCAAACGTATATATCGACAGCTTGAGAAGGGAAGTAGTTATGCTTGCCTTTCTTTACTACGCCATCTACGTTAGTGATAGTACCTCTTCTGAGATCGATAGTTCTACCAATAGCATAATAAGACTGTTGCGTCTCTATGCTTCTATGTCCCTCGGAAATTCCAAAATCAATCTTACTTCTAGATATAGCCAGGTTTAACACCTTCTGTACATCTATATGACAAGTCTTTAATCTTTCTTTACTTTTCTTCCCGAAATTCATCTAGTCGTAGTTTTGATTTGGAGGAAGTTCAGCATCTTCATCATCATTTTGAATTTCAACTTTATTGAAAAACATCTTCTGAAGTTTACGGGGAAGTAAAAAAGAAAGTCTTTTAAGTAGATTCCTTCCGCTTACAGCTTCCATGTTCTCATAAATACTATATATCTCTACCATACAAGCTAACGCTACTGCAATTTCAGATAGTGTATATTCAGCTCCCATTAATTCAATTGCTGATGATTTTAGCACCAAGCTATCTAAAACAACGAAAACTATAATACCAATAGCGTATTCATAAGTCTTTCTCCATGTCTGTCTAATTCCATTAGAATTAATCGCATGCCAGAATACTTTCTTTAAGATGTTTACTTTGACACCCTTTATAAATAAACTTTTTCTTATGCCAGTTAGCATGTCTATAACAATGATTATAGCTAATGCCAATAGTATTTGTCTCATATTCAATAAGGTGGTTAAGAGTAACGAGACAGAAGACATAGCAAGTATCTTCTCAGTCGTAAGAGTTTTGATAATATAGATTGGTGATTTCATAAAAATTGTTTGTCTGACGATGTAAATATACTTGATTTCTTTATTTTTTTGTTATTATTATTATAGCTATATAGTAATCTAATTACGGTAAACCCGCAACTAACAATAAGTTATTTCTGTCACTTCTTTATTTAACAAGTGTGAACACTATCTACAACACCATCTGTTCCTATCAATACAGCTGTATTCGCGTTTGCTATTGCCCACCATTTATTGATACCATTAAATAGTGTATAAGGTATATTACCGTTATAAATGGTATCCCCAACTTGAGGAACAAAATTATCTCCATCATGAACCATTGTTAATACGCGAGATACACCGCAAGCTAAAGCCCCTGTTGTATAACTTAATGCAGACCTGTTTACTGCTATTAAATTAGGGCTTCCGTAGTTTCTAAAATTTAATAATTCATCTTTTGAACCCTCATAAGTTGGGTCAAACGCTCCCGATATAGCATCAGCAAAGCAAGAAACTAAATTCCTACCTGTATTTGTATCTCCATATATTTCATTTGTTACATCATGAAATGTAAATGTAGTTGTATTTGGTACTGACATTATCTTATGTAGCTACGTATTAATATAAATACCATTGGTGCTATTGTAAATATAACATCCAATACTGAGAACCTTCCTT